GGCTGACGCCCTGATGTCTCCGTTGATACTGTAGTCACACGCGATATTCCACACATCGTGCGGGCACCACTCAGGTCTCCGCAAGTGATGTCCCGAAGACTTGTGACGACCCTCGTGGATAATGATGCCACGGATCTCAAGATCAGTCTTCGTCTTGGAATACTCGACGTTGACGTAAATCTTTTCGCCGTCAGTAGCGAACGTCTCCCCGCTGGTGAACGCTTCGATGGGCATGCCGCCGATCATGGAAAACGTTCCGGGAGCGAACAAATAAATCTTGCTCCGCTGTTTCTTGACTCTGGCGATCTCAAGTTCTTCGGGCGTCATCTTCTTCATCATTGCCTCCTAGTAAGGTGGAAAAAATTTTTGCCACGTCAGGACATGAAATCATCAAGGGCATCAAATCCCTTGGACGCAGTGGCGGTGATCTCCGAAAGCTTGTTTCGCACATGCTGGCGAGCCCTGTCGTCTTCGCCCGCCATGGCTGACCTAGCATTGGATATGTCGCCACCACCCATGCTACGGACATCCGACAGCAGGGCTCGGATCTGTGTCGCCGCATCGGTGAGGTTGCTAGACCCAAGGGATGATGCCCACGAATCCATCTTATTCGCAAGCTCGCTGAGGTTATTCCAGCTTGGATTCTTCGGCAGTGAGTTGCCCTTCCCCGCATGGTCTGGATTGTAGGAATACGAGTCGATCCCGTTGATCATGTTGCTCGTAATGTCTACAACGTCATCCACGATACTGCCGATGGCGTTGGCGATCTTGAGATTCTGGGCCTGCTCTGCATCCCTGAGTGCGCGATCCACAATCTCCTGCGAAGCCTTCAGGCGGATGTCCTTACCGATGTCCTTAATGTCCCACAGTGGCCGGATCGACACCTCCCACCTGAAGCTCTGTCGCACGACATGAACGTCGGGGAAAAAATCTTCCCTGAACTGATCGTTCAGTGCAGTACGCGCTTGCTCACGCAGTACATCCCACTGACTGAAAAGCATTTTCTCTGCGACCTGTTCCCGAGCCATCCTGAACGCAGACATCTCCTTTTCAAACTCCAAGAGCCTCTCTGCCTGTAGCAGGTACTCCTTGCCTGAAGTAAGGCCACCAAAGGAGTTGTTCCTGCTGTCCGACCACGGCACAGTAACTGATTTCAGATACTCACGGGCAGCATTGACGGGCTTGCTGATGGCACGGTTGATGGCCTCGTCATACAGTCTGATTTGACCCTTGGCGAAAGACTCGTCCATTCCAAGCGCCTCCGCACCACGCGCCGCGATATTCCTGTTGGTCTTGAAGACCCCAAAGGACCCGGTGGAGAAGGTGACGATCACTGCGTTTTCATGTACGCGATTCATAGCTCACTCCTTGGTGGGAAAAAATTTTTGCTAGAAGTAGAAGATCTGGTTGTCTGCGTAGTGCCTGACGAACGCCGCCTGAGTACGGACTTCGGGCACACTCTGCACACAGATGGCAACGAACGTGACAGTGTCCTCCTCGTTGCCCATGATGTTGAAAAACTCCATGACGTTGCCGAATTGACTGGAGTCCTTCTGCACACGCTTTACCAGCATGGCGATCACGGATGCAATAGTCTGCTTTCCGTTGTGAGTATTGTCCTTCGCGAACGTTTTGATCTCGTCCTCATGCTTGCGCGGATCGGAGATCATGGCTTCGATGTTGCCGAGCCTGCTCCACGCCCTGTACGTGGCGAGCAGTTCCACGGTAGCCCTTGTGCCGATGGCGGCATGTAGTCTCGCCCTGTGAACGACACTCTTGTCGTCAAACTCCGGCGCGTCGAGAACACGGCTCGCCTTCACCATGGAGCGGGGACAAGCGAACGGCTTTCCGGGGTCTTCATAATCCTGAGTGAAGAGAAAGTCTTCCCCGTGGTGCTTACAGCACAGCGTGATGAGCGGGTGCAACTTCTCGCCGCTACCATTCACATGGTAGTTCAGGAACGAGTTTACGTCCTTCTCTACCGTGAACATTTGCACACGACTGATCAGGTCGGATGTAAGCTCGTAAGCATGCGAGTTATGCTTCGAGTCGTTGGTCGTAAAAATAAATCCGACATGAGCTGGCACCATTTCTCCGTTGCCCCACTGGCGCTCATTCACCCACTGAGCGGGCATCTTGAGTAGGTCGGGCTCCTTGCCGATCTCGTCGCAGATGACCACACCCTTGTAGGTGTCCCGCGTGTACCCGTTCATGGCCCACCGCTCGCTTGCGAATGGAAGCTGGTCGGTGATGCGATGTGTGTACGCGCCGTCGCTGAACACGGGCCAACGGATGTCCTCTGGTGCCATGCCGCTGAAGTTGACCCACGTAATCCCGTACTCACCGGGGCCGGGGATCTTCTCTCGCGTGTCCACGGGTGTCAGGCCCAGAGACTTTGCGTACTCACGGGCACCCTGCAAGGCGATCTCGCTCTTGCCTAGTCCGTTCGCACCAGAGAACACGGTGGGATTCTCCGGCATGCATCCGAGCATCGAAAGCTCAAGGATGTCTTGGGGCTTGATGGCGAAGTTCATTGCTTGCCTCTCCTTTTGTGGGAAAAATTTTTTCCCTGTTTAGTGCTGGACGCTATTCGCCCAACACATATAAAGATAACACAATATAAATATTATGTCAACTGGTGACCATTTCCGGTAAGTCGATGGCAGATACGCACAAGCTCTGCAATCTGGTTGGAGATTATGTCTCGGGTTCGCAGGACCTGACTCTGGGCTTGATCGTAGTATGGGCCGTGTGCATCCGCGAGATTCATCACATCCCTTTCGAGCCTGTCCACTTCGATGTCCAACTCCCACCCCAACTGGTCGATGTAGTTCGGGTTCTTCTCCACTTCCTGCATGAGTTCTTCGATGCTCATTGTGTTTCTCCTTTTGAATTGACTACGCGAGTGACCTGCTGATGAAAATAGCCACGAAAATATTTTTTTCTATGCGGCCAAAGTGGGGGTATTCAATGCGGCCAAAGTGGGGGTGCTATACAAAATATTTTTTGATTGTGATTTTGTTTCAGTAATCCTCCACTAAAAATTGTGCATACTTAGCCACCTTTTCTGGATACTCGATACATGACGGGTTCGACACGCACCCGTTATATCCAAGTAGCGCAGAGCGTTCCGAGTCCCTCCTTCGTAGAAGGTCTGAAAGAATTTCCACACCGTAGCACACCGAGCCGGAAATACTTTCCAGTGGGCTGGAGCATTCATCCCAGTTCCCAGTGTGTAGCGGCATGACCTGCATGATCCCGATGGCCCCTGCGTAGGACACGGCCACGGAATCCAGCCACGGGTTCTCGACCATGATGATCCCCACGATCATGGCGGGTGACAGTCCGGCCCTCTCGCTGTGCTCGCGGATTCTCGTCGATAGCCTTTCTATATCGCCGTCGTTGAGACATCCGTCACCCGAGCAATCCCACCTCTTTTCTGATAGATAGCTGTATATCCGGTCGGGTTCTTGCTGCGGCGGAAAAACGTATTCGGGAAAAATTTTTTGCGGTCCCGGAACCTGGGTGGCTGCCCAGATCAAAAAAAATATTTCCACAATTTTATTTTTCTTCATAAACGCTCTCTGGCTTGCGTGAATCGCTTGCCGCCCCCCCGATGTATCCGTCAGGCTCTCTCGTGTCTCTGCCGCCTCTGGCCACTCGTAGCCACGGTCAGGAATTGCATGCCCACAATCGGTTGCGAATCACCCGATGCGCGTAGCAATTCAGACACACCATCCATGTATCCCTGTGCCTGCTTCTGGTTGGTGAACATACGCTCCCCCCATCGACCAGACACTTGGTCGTAGTACTCGACGAGGAAGTGTGTGTACTTCATGCGTCACCTCCCTCCGTATGTGTGTGAATCGTGCAGGGAGCGAAAATGAGCCTGCGATCGGCAAGCGGCCTCACTACAAGCTCTCCCCACTGAGAATCGTGGTGAACAGCACCGTCAGGAACACTCTCGCAATCGTCCCAAAAAGCGTCCAACAGATCGTGGGCCTCCTCGCGAGTGAGTCCACAAGTCCAAGGACCGGACCCGTCGCTGAAGTCACTGTCGGTAAACATGCTCATCGTTTTTTCCTTTGGGAAAAATTTTTTCCCCGTTGAGTTTATCCAGCCCAACGATTGCGCTGGATTTGCTTCTTGAGAAGTTGGTGAAGATGCTTTGCCTCACCGGGGATAAGTTGAAGCGTCATCCCACACTTCCCGTTTGTGGGCACCATCACCCCTTGGGTGGGCGCATGGTTGCCATGCTCCATGCAGGTGTAGATCCCACACTCAACACGGACGGGGTGAACCGTGTTGCCGCATCCCGCCACCGCGCACCTCATTCTGCGGAGAAGCCGGAAAACATACACACGGCGCACACGGGGACTTCGATGCCTGAATCCCTGTCCACCATGGTCACGGCGGGCTTCCTACCGCACCGGCACAACACCGCACCTCTCGACCTGAGACGGTCGGCGATTTTGATGTGCAGGTCCCCGTGCAACCGCACACCTTTGCGCTCTTCGGGTGAGAGGCTTTCCCACCAGTCGGGATCGACGAAGAAGTTCTTGCCGTCGCAGATCGCCGTGGGCTTCCCGTAACTGCTCATCGTTTTTTCCTTTGGGAAAAATTTTTTCCCGGTTGGTGTCAGTGGGTAAACATGAGGGCTTTTGTGAGCCACTCCCTTGTTTCCAGAACGCTCTGGTATCCGATCACCTCTTTGCCGTCCTCGAATTTCCAGTCCTTGCCGTCTGGTTTCGTGATCATAGGCTCCGCATCAGGAGACCCCTCGGGATCGTGCGGCTCTCCGAAAAGGAACACTCTGGGGTTCTTGCGAGAGCACGTGACATGGCAATGCCATTGGATTGAGACCTCGGCTTCGTTCGGCAGAGTGATGTGGACACCGTTGGCACCTCGGCCGATTGTGATTGACGCCCGACACTCACCGCCATAGAAGACTTCGTTGAATCGAATGACCCACTTGGTCCAGTACTCGACCGTGTGGTTGGTGACATCCCATCTCCCATCCATGTGGTACTTGGTAGTGCGGCTCATCGTTTTTTCCTTTGGGAAAAATTTTTTCCCTGTTGAGGTTTACTCGTGATCTCTGGGCTGGAAGTCGGCGTCGTAGGTCCAACGCTTGCCGGTCCATTCACCGATGTAGGACTTGGGGTAGCGAGCACGGGGCTGAACACGGATCCGCATACGCGGTCGCACGGTGTCAGGCGAGAACGACTCGACCGATCCGGTGGGCACAGCGGGACGATCAGCGAAGGTCCGTGGGTCGGAGCGATCTTGGGAGTAGTCGCTCGACGTCTTGAGGAACTTCATCTGGTCGCGCTTGCGTGATCGGAACGATTGCACGACCGGGATGGAGAGTGCGTCGGCATGGCGCTGTACGATGCGCTCAGCGGCGGCTACTGACTTGGCGTTCAGTGCTTGCCGATACGACATCGGGCACACACGCCTGAGCGAGACCGGAACGACAGACTCAATCTGCCGCTGGATCTCAGCTTGTCTGGTGAGGTACTCGTCGGTTGTCATTGTCTCCACATTGGGAAAAATTTTTTGCCTGCTGGTGTACAGGCGTGCAGCGTGGCGCCGCGGGTCCTGCGTGAGAGCTTGATATTATTTTCACAATATAAATATAATATATGTGTGCTATCCTGTCAAGTAGTTAGCATTTGCGGTAGGAGTCAGCTACATTTTTGGGGAAAAAATTTTTGCTCTTGATCGGGTATACCCATAGGTGTATAGTACTGTATGACTAAGGACAGACCCCTCACAGAAAAGCAGATGGCGTTCGCCGGGTTCGTGGCTAATGGGCTCAACTACAAAGAGTCCTACCGGAAGGCGTATGGTGCCAAGAACTACAGCGAATCCGCCCTTGCTGTCGAAGCCTCGCGCATGATGAAGGACGAGCGCATCCAGCAAGCAGTCAATGACCTGAAGGCCGACATCAAGTCCACCAAGAAAGCCCACGAAAAGCTCACAGGTAAATGGATTCTCCAGCGTCTGGTAGATGAGGCTATGGATGAAACCAACCCCCCAAGCACACGGGTTCGGGCACTTGAGCTACTCGGAAAGTCCGAAGGAATCTTCGAAGAAAACACCAAGCTCACGGTGGAGCATAGAAGGCCAGAGGATGTCGAGCGAGAGCTGAAGGAGAAGCTCGCAGAGATGTTTGGAACGGAGCACTGATAGCCCTTTTAAAGGGGGTGAAAACCGCGCAGGATGCGTTCTAAGCCTCTTCGCACGGTAAAACGAGGGGAGATAAGGGCTCGGGCCACGAAAGGCCTTAGAAACGATCCTCGTGCGTCATACGGTGCTTCTCGTGTCGTGTGGTAGGTGCTCCAAAAAGACGGCAAAAAATTTTTGCCTGCTTGGTGACGGTGCTTCTCGTGTCGCGGCCCGGCGATTGGGACGCCCGCGGACGTTTGTGGGGCCCCGACGCAGTGGTTGAGGAGCGTCGAGGGTAGCGGGGCTGCTTTTCCGCGACAAAAAAAGGGGGGAGCCACTGACCGAAGCCAGCGACTCCCCCCAACGAGGCCTACTCGGAGGCCTACTCGTCGTTACCGGAGATCAACGGGAGACCCAGATCGCGCCTCCAGCCCGACGTAGCGGAGCTGAAGTGGCGGGACCGCAGAGCGGTGATCTCTTGCTGGTGAGCAAGCCGCTTCGATTCCGCGCCGATCTCGCGCTTGTAGACGGTTGCGGACGGCGTGTAGCCCAGAAGAGCCTTCTCTTCCTCCTTGAGGCCCTCGACGAACTTCAGGTCCCACTCCAGACCGGCAAGCTCGACCATCTGGACCTTCTGCTTGGACGCGTGGAGCACGTCTCGGTCGAAGGCTTTCTTCAGCGCAGCCTTGCGCTGGGCCATGGTGATCTTCTTGCCCTGCGCAGCAGGGGCCACGGAGTCCTCAGCGACTGCCGGGTTGTGCTCGACAGCCCACGCAAGCAACGCGAGATGCTCGGCGTAGCTGCTGAACCTGCCAGCACCGGCCTGACCAGCGGCCTTCGCGTTGGTGGCCTTGATCCTGCCATCGTTGAACGCCGCGCGGGCCTTCTCGCGACACTCCTGAAGGCCGAATCGGTAGATGGACAGGATGTTCTCGGCGGTCTGGCGCTCGGACACGATGAAGCGCTGGATGTCGAGCATGACATCGGCGGCCTTCTCGCCCATGGCCTGTGCGGCCTGCGTCTGCGAGAGACTGTCGATGGCACGGGACGCGAAGTCTCCCAGAACCGTGACGAGCTTCGACGGCAGGGACTTCAGGTCAACAGCGGACATACACCCTCCTTGGGGGTTGTTGGTGGGACAAGAAACAACTTCTCATCCTCACGCCAAAAAACCACTCACCCCCGATAGCGAAGGCGAGCGGTTCTTTGGGTGTGTATCAGCGGATATGCTTGTGGGTCCTGTATGAAACCCAGAAGATCCAGATGCCATGGATGAGACCGTAGGCATTGACGATCTCGTTGAAGGTGTACGTGCAGCCGTAGCTTGCGATGTCGTGCGCGTAGTACAGCGAGCTGTGCTTGATCGGGTCCATGGTCAGCCCTCCTTCGTGGCAAGAGGGGCCATTTTGCGGTAGAAGGCTGCGGCCTCCTGCCTGCTGATGGTGCGCACGTACGTGACACGCACGGTGCCGTCCTTGCGGGGCTCGAAGACGGCTTTGGCGTTGCCGTCCTTGTAGCCCAGTGCCAGCACATGCTTCTTTGCGACGGTCTTTGCGTCCATTGTTGCCTCCAGAGTGGGTGATCTTCACCCCAAGAGTCCACTCACCCCATGCTAGCGAAGCAAGTTTTTGTAGAAACGGGTACGGGATCTTGTAGTTGGGCACCCCCAGTGGGTGGGGGGAGGTCCTTTACGACGGCTGGTGTTGTTTTTTATAAAACACAGTTTTGCGTGATCTATGACCCCATTACGAACCCCTTGAATTCTTCAACCCTTCGGCAAATTTTTGGCAAAAAATTATGCGCAAAAAATCAAAACCTTAGGAGTCCAGTAACTAGTTTAAACAGAACGTTTAAAAAGCTTGTACTAGAGCGTGTATAAAAGCTCGTGTATAAACTCTTTTTTTTGTTTTAAGGGTTTTTAAAAACTCGTTTATACTATATACTAGTATATACAGTTAAAAACTTGTTACGGGGATTGGGGTGAAAAGGAGACTTTACGAGAGGAATTTTGGTGCCAAGGCGGATTGGATTCGGTCTTTACCCTGCCATACTTGCGACAGGCACCCCCCAAGTGATCCTGCCCACTTGAAATCTCGTGGTGCTGGTGGAGATTCAAGTCACCTGATCCCGCTTTGTAGAACCTGCCACATGAGCCAGCACAGCATTGGAATCAAAACTTTTTTCAAACGCCATGGAATCGACGACTACATGCAGCTTTGTGACACCTATGAGCGCAGATGGCGAGAAGAAGGAGGAAGAGATCTCGACTTCTGAAATCAAGTCCTTCGATCTGAAGGAAATGATGAAAGTTATTGACGATGCAGTGGAAGCTTATACTAGATCTACAGCCAGTATGCGTGGTTCTAGATCAAAGATCGCAAAGATGTACAAGTCCCATGGGAAAGGAAAGGTGAGGTATACTGGTCCATCTGCTGATGATATTTTAGAAGATTACTTGACATCTCATGGTTTAAAGAGATGTAGTAGTATGTGGGTCGATCTTTCACGTATTATTATTGAAAAAGCAGAGAGAGGAAAAATTGAAGACGAGACGAGGCTGGCCTACTTCTGCCGAGTTAACAAAGTACCTTTCCACCTTTAAGCCTTCAGAGTTGCTTGCAAAGCATGCAGACCTTATGATGAAGGTGCAGTATTACATGATGAGAGATGACTTTACTAAGGCTGATGTGTACCGCCACAGGGCAGAGTCAGTTGTACTTCACTTTGAAAAATACGTAGATACTTAGTCTTATGGCCTCACGCGAACGGGACTTCCTCGAAAGAATCAATCGTATGCTCCAGCCAGAGACTGGGGCAGAAACCGCAGGACTTATTGGTGCTTCGATGGTGCCATATGTCAGCGAGGCGATTGATGTTGCGGACATCGGCCTTGGATTGCGTGAGCGTAGTCCGTCTCGTGTTCTGAGTGGTCTGGCCGGTTTAGCAATCCCGTTCGTGGGTGGCACCACCATCCGTGTAGGCGCAAAGACTTTATCCGGCAGGGCTGCGGATATGTTTAAAACTCTGAAGCGTCTGAACCCCAAGAGGGCATCGGAAGAGCTTGCAGAGCAAGCAGAACAGATTGCTGCTCGTGAAGTCGAAAGGGTCTCATCGTCCGAGGGAATTGCGTCACTCGGAAGGATCATGGACAAGCCGCCTGAAAGTTATCAGGGGATGCGCGTAGAACGAGTTGCCGAACCGGCGTCACCAGAAGAGCTTTCTCAGCTTGCAACTGATGCAGCCCGCCAAGCTACTAGGGCCGCCGCTTCCGGCGATCCGGTTGCAAATGCCGTTCAGAATATTTACTGGCAGGGCACCGGAGATCCCGAAGAAATTTTTAATCGTCTAAGGACAAGCAATGCGTTTGAAGACCTCAGTGATCTGGAATTAAGAAATCAGATTGTTGACGGCTTAGATAAAATTGCCGAGACGCAAAGAGTTTTGGGTGAGATCGTTCCGGTTGAGGCCGCTAGGCAAATTCCGTATACGGGTGCTGACCCAGCCCGATTGACGATTAGAGACAATCCGCTATATGCGAGAGGTTCATTAACCGGATATGCATCCCCTGTTCGTGGTCAATCCGCCGCTGCGGGATTACCGGGAATTGCTCAGGTTAAAATTGCTCCCGAGTTACGAGATGTTGAAACCGGAGCTAGGGCGAGAGCTGTTCCGACAAGGGCGCAAATGTTAAGCGCTCCCACTAAAATGCATCTTGATGCTAATGAAATTATTCAGAGAAGGGCTGGCTTAACAGACTTGGATGAAGCCTCCAGAATGAGATTGGGCGATCCAACCGAAACACATATGCCAGCAGAAGGCCTTGTCGATGTAAGTCAGGAGTTTGATCTGAGAACGCCTAGAGAAAAGTTGGATGATTTGATTGATTCTCCGGGCGGGGAAGCACTAGAAGCAACTAAGAATTCATTAGATATTAATGATATTGTTGATGAAATGAAGTTGATGGACGAGTATAAAGATGTTCCGCGCAGTGAACTCTTTAATGCTGTAGCCGACGTATTGCCTACCATGGCTAGAAATGTTTCTACACAGGTCGGAAGAGAAACACTAAAAAAGAGCGGTAGAAACGCAGCTACGTACGCAATGGGTGGTGTAGATACTGGTCAAAGGGGACAAAGATCAGCAGCCCGCAGAAATTTTTTACAAAGAGCTGAACAAGAAGAAGCTGCTAGAATTGCTCGGGCGGAAGCGGCCAGACTAGAGCAACGCGAGGCATTCGCAGGAATTCCGTTTCTTCGCGCTTATTCGGGAGACCCTGCTCCAGCTTTTGATCCGTTGTTTCAATACAGGGGAGCCGGAAGTATGACCCCGAAGCGTCAGTTCAGACTGGAAAATCCCAATTGGCGAGAACTTGAACGGTAGAATCCGTGTCATTATCAACGCTGAATCCAGCGCAAGTACTCCAGCATATCCAGAATCTCAATCCAGACGATCAAAAAGAAATACTTGATCTTCTAAATGAGTTGGAGTACGCCAAGCGCAGGAACGCCGCGCACACAGACTTCCTTGCTTTTGTTAAGTCGGTATGGCCTGCGTTTATTGAAGGCGATCACCACAAAGTAATGGCCGATGCTTTTAATCGAATTGCTAGTGGTGAACTCAAGCGCCTCATCATCAACATGCCACCCCGACACACCAAGTCGGAGTTTGCATCGCATCTATTCCCAGCGTGGTTTTTGGGAAGATTTCCCGAAAAGAAAGTCATCCAGACCGCACATACAGCAGAGCTTGCAGTCGGCTTTGGACGTAAGGTCAGAAACTTGGTTGCATCGGAAGACTTTCAAAATGTTTTTTCCGAAGTAAGCCTGTCTGCTGACTCCAAAGCTGCTGGTAGATGGAGCACAAATAAAAACGGAGAGTACTTCGCCATTGGTGTTGGTGGTGCTGTTACGGGTAAGGGTGCCGATATTCTGATTATTGACGATCCGCATTCCGAGCAGGAAGCGGCACTCAATGATCCGTCGATCTACGATAAGACCTACGAATGGTACACATCGGGACCGAGACAGCGCTTGCAGCCTGGTGGTGCCATTTGTGTGGTGATGACGCGCTGGGCAAAACGAGACCTAACGGGCCAGATTATCAAGGCCTCGATTGAGCGCGGCGGATCTGATGAGTGGGAGGTAATTGAGCTTCCTGCAATCCTTCCTAGCGGATCTCCACTGTGGCCTGAGTTCTGGCCGCTTCAACAGCTTGATGCCTTGAGGTCTGAGCTTCCACTGTCCAAGTGGAGCGCCCAGTACCAGCAGGACCCAACGTCAGAAGAAAGCGCGATCATCAAACGCGAGTGGTGGAATAAGTGGGAGGGAAGCAATCCACCACCGTGCGAATTTATTATCCAGTCGTGGGACACAGCGTTTCTCGCCAAAGAAACATCAGACTATAGTGCTTGCACTACTTGGGGTGTATTTTATGACGAGAACGGTAAGTCGAATATTATATTATTGGATGCGTTGCAGGAGCGCCTTGAGTTTCCAGAACTCAAAGCAAGAGCCTACGACATGTACAAAGAGTTTAAGCCAGACGCTTTTGTTGTTGAGGCCAAGGCTGCCGGAACACCACTGATTTTTGAATTGAGGCGTATGGGTATTCCTGTGTCGGAATACACACCAAGTCGCGGGAGGGACAAGGTTGCAAGAGTAAATGCTATATCCGATCTTTTCTCATCGGGTATGGTATGGGCACCCCAGAAGCGATGGGCCGAGGAAGTGATTGAGCAGTTTGCTTCCTTCCCGACTGGTGACCATGACGACCTTGTGGATTCCAGTACACAGGCTTTACTTAGATTTAGGCAAGGCGGATTTATTCGGGTTCCGTCAGATG